ATCCCGTATAAACAACTCCTTTAACACTAAACGTATTTGTATCGTCTAAAGTAGGTTGGGATACAAAACGAGTACCTCCCGATATTGACGCATATTGTTCATCAAATTTACCAACATTAATTTTTGTATCAGCCAAATAAACTATCTCATTAAACTCTAATAAAGCGTCAGGAGCACCAATAAACCTCATAACATATTCTAATGATTGTCTTGTACCTTTAGATTTAAACATGTATGATGAGTTCAAAATTAAATTTCTATAATATTGATAATTTAATTCCGTTGGTGTTGGTGTGTTTTTTTGACCTGGATATATTTGTTGTGGTGTAGGATTAAATACTGCCGTTAAAAATTCTTCATTTGTGGTTGGTGAAATATTAGGGTTGATTCCTAAAGTTTGAGCCAAGTTAAATAGTAACTGTGAAGGTATATCATTACCGACTTGATAATTAACTGAATTCATGTAAGCTAAGCTGTCGATGAATTTTTTAACCTCATCAAAACTTCTTCCATATATTTGTAAAACCTTTTCAATTTTTTGGTCGTCGGTATCAAACTCCTTAAACGCACCTGTAATTAAAAATCTACTAATTAGATTTGTTTTATATTCATCAAGTCTCTCAGCAACTAATTGTAAATCATCTAAGTATTTGTTGAATTGTGTTGATGTAATATCTAAATTCCAAAATATCGCCAACGGCCAAGTTAATTTACGAGTATACAACGTATATTTTCCATTGTCGTCGTATTCAGGATAAGTGAATACAGAAGTATATATTGGTGCACTATTTTGATTTAATAAAAACTTTTCAACCTCATCAAACGCATCTGTAAATATTTCTTGTGTGTTCTTATTATTTGGTTTTAATATTAAATTACTTGTTGTTGCGGTTTGACCACTAAATGGGTTACCTTCTACTATGATAGTAACATTACCACCACTTAATGATTGAGTAGGTTCAAAATCAGTTAGTTTATATTCAGTTTTTAAATCGTCAAAATATAAAGCATACTTTTCATACTGATTTGTAAGAGCCCTTATAGGGTGTATTGGGAATGGTTTAACCTCAATATTTCTTTGCGCATTTACAGAATAATCAATTTCAAATGGATTTCTAAATAATTTAGTATCCATTTCAAAAGTAGTTTCATTATTAATAGCATCGTACTGAATATTAAATGCGGTAAATCCAGTAAAGAGACCTGTCTGTTGTCTGAATAGTACTTCTATACCGGCAGGAAAGTTATTGATTATCTTAATAGCTGACGCAGATAGTCTTTTTGAAAGGGACCCATATAAAGAAAAACTAGTAATTTCTGATAAGTCATAGTTAGGGTATACTTTGAAATTATTTTCAATAATTCTTTTCGCCTCTTCAATATTATTAATTTTTAGATTTTCTAAAGTATAGGGTGTCGAGAACACTCCGGTATCAAATTTTCTATTTGATTTTTCGTATATTGCAGATGTGAATTGAAAATTTCCTTGTGTTAGTCCACCAGCATCAGTAATCTGAACTCCGACAAGATTATCTGCGAAAGTATTTGTTCCAATAGGTGGGTAGAAAATTTTATTTGCCATTAAGTAATAATATTTGTAAAGTTTTTACTAAAGTCTATATTAGCACCTCTATCTTGTCTAACTTCATATAGTAACTCGTTAAAGTTATCTCTAACCTCAAATAAGTTATATTGTTTATAGATATTGTTATTACTATCGTATAATGTGTAAATACCATCTTCCATACTCTTACTTTGGTTACCATAAAGAGCTATAGCGAGAGTATCTATATCATAGTCAGCCATTTGAATATCAATCGTAATAGGATTAAAAAAAGTATTACTTACAATAATATTTTGATTTGGTTGACCAATGAATGGTGTTGCTGTTGGTTTGTTTGTTGGTGAAGATGATGGTGATAAAGTACAAAAAATTAAATCACTTCCTCCATCAACATAACGATATCTAATTGTTTTTTGAGATGAGTTAACTTGTTCAGTTACCACAGGCTCACAAAAGAACGAAGATGTTACAATACGATAAAAGTTTGGTATCTTTGTTCCATCATTGTTAAGATATTCAACTCTAAATCCAACCAAACCTTGATTGGTGAATTTATTTCTGTATTGAGATGGGACATCGTTAATGTTTATGATAATACCTTTTACGTTAGGTAATGCTGATAACACACCACAATCTGTAATTGATGTTCTAATTTCTGCGGGTTTGATGTATAATGTATAAATTCCTTTTTTATTAAACTCACTTGAAGGTAGTTTTAGATTATATAATCCTCCTAACACTTCGACACCCGAATTACCACCTGTATCATCATTATGAAAATAAGGTGTTAATATACTTTGTGAGTTTAATTTTTTAAGCAAAAAATTGTCTGTTACATCTCTACTTGGTGTATAATGTAAAATGATGTCAACATCTGCAGGTGAAACATCTGAGGGTCTTACAATACCATAGGTTCCTAATGCCATTTTTTATTTTATAAATAGTTTATGTAGGTTTTTATGTTGTGTTAATTTTGAAGAATCCGTAACCATATCTTTCTAAATCTCCAATATTATCAACTTCACCAAGTCTTTCTAACGATTCGAACGCACTATACTTACCTCTTTCCACATAAATGTCTGTTTGTATTTGTGGTGCCATTACAAAATCTAATAATTGTTCATTTTTAGTTATAATCGAAGGATTTAAATCATTTGCACTTAGTCCATTACTGTTAGTAACATAAAAAGTCTTACCGTTTGGTAAATCATAATAGGTTATGTTCTCTATTGTGTAACCAGTTATATCATCAATAATTGAATCTATTTTTCCGTAAAATTGATTGTTCTTGGTAAACACATATCCAACAGTAAAAGGTTGTGAGCCGTATCTTCTTAAATCTTGTACCTTGGATTTTGTAAATCCGGAAACAATAAATGGTGTTGTTGTCCAATTCGACGATGCTTGGTAATTTACGTTATTGTTTGAATCTAACGGGTAGATATAATCAATGTTCAATTGTGTATTTGACCAACTACCTCCTTGTGGTGTAAAATATATCGTACCATTTGGGTTAGGTGTACCTACATTTAACAACGGTATTGTAATTGGTTTTGATACGGTTGTTAAACCCCAAGGATTAGAACCTGATAATGTAATCACATAACTACCAGGTGTTTGATAAATATGATTTATGTTTGTTGATGATAATTGTTGTGTTTGAGTACCGTCCCCCCAATCAACAATAAATGTTGTGAAATCTAAATAACTCGTTGTAAAATCACCAGATGTGTTATAAAGTTTTACTGAAAATAAATTAGATGGATTATCACCTGAATATAAAAAGTTAGTTACGATATCTTTTTGACAGATTAAACCGTCGAACTCAGAGTAATATCCAATGTCATTATACGTTTGTGTAAAAAGAATTGGTATAGTAAGACCCGTTAATAAAGATGAACCATTAGTTCCACCTGAAAGTATTTGGGTCATACCTGAATATAAAGAAAAGTTTTGAGTTATAGCAGTAAAAGGTGTAGATGAGGTTGGTACCCCGTTTGGTGGGAGGTCATATATGGTTTGAGCAGTATAGACCAATCCGAAGATATCCGTATTCAATACTTCAGGTGATATTATGTAACTAAACTTTTCAGACTCCATTATGGGTTAATATATTCATACCAGATTATAGCATCATTTGCTGTTTGTCCTTGACCTACTCTTGTAAGTGATGGATTTTCTCTATAAACCTTATATTCATAACTACTATAGTCTAGTACAACTTTGTAATAAAAATATTTTTCTTTATCAAAATTAAACTTAGTAGGTCCTGAAAATGAAGATTGTGGTTCATTTATCATTCTTACAAATTGACCTTTTTTAGCGTTAAAGAATTTACAAGACATGTAAAATTCAGTTTGAGCAATATAAGACTCATTTCTTAACCAATAAAAGAAGAACCCTTCTTTATCTTTACCAATATAATCTAAAAGATATTTTGGTTTGTTTACTAAAACGGTGGTTGGGTTAAGTGCTGGTCCTATAGAACCCGTTTCTTTTAATCCTTGTTGTGTTGGTAACACCACAGTAAAAAGTATTTTTTGATTCTCATTTGATTTTGTATCGTAGAAATCCAATTTGAAAAAAGACCCTTTGAATGAATTTGAAAAATAATAAATTTCACTATCAGTAAATGTGGCGTACTCATAGTCATCCAACCAGTTTGATATAGTTGGTGGGTTGTTTATAAAACTTGTAGGTAGATTAGGATTAAAAAAATTAAAGATATAACCTATTTCAGTTTTATCAGGGTTATTATCCCAAGGAGCATGTGCAAATCTTGCAATTTCAAAATCTTCAATACCATTTATAATTTGTTGTACGGCTTTAGTTTCAAACTCTTCTACCGCCTGTTCTCTACCTTCCATATCGAATGTTATTTCGATTGGAATGTTGATTTCCATATCATTAGGGTTAACCGTAAATCTATAATAGTTACTACTCACAATCGTCAGTGGTTGGTCCGTTTATAATTGTTGTCACAATTTCTTCTGTTCTTTGTATTGGTTTTTGTAGAAACAAAACTTCTTTGAATGGGTAATGCGCTCCGTTAGTAAACGGATAGTCAACACCTAAACCTTCAGCATCTACGAATCCATAAGTATAAATGTCTCTCCACACAAAAGTTTGTTCATATTTTGAATACCAAGCGTAACTTGGTACATTATCAGTATTATTTGCAGAACCAAATTCTAAGTAATCACTAAACACCCTAATTTGTATCGGGTGGTGTGGTTCATAAACATATCCGCTTGGTAGATTTAGTAATGAATTATCGAAGAAATAAGAACCATTAAATGAGTACTTATGATACATTGGTGATAAAACGTATTCATTTTGCTCTGTATAGTTATATTCACAAAAATCTCCTTTTATAATCGTATCTTTTGGTAACGTGTCAGTGTAATAAAATAGATTTCCACTACCTGTCGGTTGTTCGTATGAATTTAATGGTAGATTGTCTTTATTACTTAATGAATTATGATTCCACCACGTATCGACTGAGTTTTCCAAAAAGTTAAATGACCAACCAATATCAATACCGGTTTTTGTTCCATTTGTATTAGTAATAGGAGGATTGAACCATCCCATATATCCTTTATGAATAAATGAAACAAATAACTGAGTTATCGGTTTTCCGTTATTATCTATAAGACCTGATATTGGTATATCCCTATTTAGGGTAAATGAAAACGTTTTAGAATCTTCTTTAACTGAAATCCTTTGTACCCCATTAGGTGTAAGTGCTGAATACTCTAATTTAGTTTTAGTACTAAAAGGATTGTTTTCAAATCCTCCTTGTGTGATATTGAACTCATCGTGTGTTGCAATAACCTTATGTAATCTTACATAATATATTGATTTTGTTTCGGCACTATTAACTATGTTAGTAATTCTCTTAAGTGTTCCTTTTGTTCCCGCAATAGTTTGATTGACGGGGAATTTGAGGTTAAATACTGAGAATACTTTTTCTTCTGACCTATAATTTTCATCACCTAATGAGTAAACTTGATGTACTTTTTTATTTCCGAGTCCACCAGGTAATGATGGTATATTAATTTCAACCCACTCATCTTGTTTTAAGTTGTGTTTTGCACCACAATTAAACAAAACAACTTTTTTACCATTAGTTTCACCCGTAGTTAAAACAAATGGAACACCATCACCTGAAACAAAATTAACAGTGGTGTTGAATGATTCATTAGTATATGACATAGGTTGTTGAGTAGTACTACTAAATGGATAAGTCAAATACATCATCCAATTGTAAGAGGATGCGCTTTTTGGTACATAACTTCTATGTCCTGTAACCGCAGAATACCTAACAAAAGTAAATTCATCAAATTGTGGATAACCTTGCCACGGCACATTTGGATTTGGTGGTGTGTTTAATGTTGCATCATTTATTTCATTGGTGTAGTACAAAATATTTCTAAAAGGTGTATAAGTAGTTTTCCCTGATACCGTATTTTTGAATATGTTTGTAATTTTACCAGAGATTCTAAATTTATCACTTTCTTGTCTTTCGGTATCAAACTGAGTTGCAAGATTGATGGTTAATGACCTATCACCTTCAACCATAGTTCTTCTATCCCCCATTAATGGTGGTTGAATCCAAATGTCTTTGTCGGTGTTACCCGCAAATTGTTTTGACCCTAAAACTATATTTATTTCGTTCTGATTAGACATTAGTATTGAAAATGTATTTTGTTATATATCTGTTCATGGAACTCTTACCTTTATTTAATCCAAAATAAAAATGGAAAGGTGCACCAACTAAAAATTTATTAGATTGTCCTGGTGGGAAATTTGCCGTGTTACCATTACTATCTGAGTTGTATATATATCCTTTTTTACCGTAGTTCGTCGTATTAAAATAATTTGAGAACGGTGCTTGATAAAAACTTTGCGTTTGGTAAGTGTATTTGTAGAAACCATTACCTTGTAATCCTGTGTCCCAATCATTTTTATCTGACCCAAAAATTGTGTTTGTATCATCTAATTTCCATAGGTAAAAAGGTACCTCTTGTGTTTTAGGATACCCGTAATAGTTTGTTAAAGTAGGTGTAAATGTTGTGATACCCGGTGTTAGTTTAATTCTATTTTCGGTATTTGCAGTAAAAAATACACCAACCAATCCTTCACCTGTACTTGAGACGTACAACGAAGTATCATCATATGCGTCGTCACTAAAACCATCCACACCGAATTCAGAGTTAATACTAAATAGTTGTGCAATATCACCATCTATCCTATCTTCACTTCGTGAGAACAATCTATTTATTGATGCATCCCCAAGACCTAATGCTTGACCCCAGAAATTACTATTAATTAGTCTTGATAATATAAAAAGTAGTAAAAGTTCAGATGTGTCGTTATATGAAGTCGATTGTAGTGTATCGATTAAATAACCTTCAAATTGTGGGTTAGTGCATATTTGTCTTGTAAATTCGTCTCTTGGTCCTAAATCCATGATTGTAGTAGGAAAGTATATATTTCTCGTATTCATACCACCATACCCCGCATTAACAAAAGGGGTTAAAGGTGCCAATCTTCTTCTAGGAATCTGACCTAAAAAGTTATTACCATCATATGGTGTTGACCTATAAAATATTGCGTTTGTTACACCCTCAGTATAAAATAAAGGTCCCTGTCCTGTTCTTAAAATACTGTCATAACTACCACAGAATAAATATTTTTTAGGTTGTCCTGAAACACTAAATATTGTTTTCTTCTTAAATGAAAACATATATAAAGAACCATTAACCCAGTTGTTTTGGAAAACTTGTGAAAATACTCCTCGACAAGCAGCAAACATCATTCTGAATCTAGATTTCCATTCAACAAAATATTTTAAGTCTTTCGGTATGGATGTAATGAGTGGGGCGTCGACAAAATAATAACATCCTCCCTTAACTCTTTTACCATCCAAGTTTTCGGGACAAGGTGTGTCAACACCAAATGAAGTACCGTTACCACTATAACATTCCAATAAAGTTAAATTATCACACTGTAGTGTGCCTAATACCGCATCAGTTATTCCGTTTGATGTATCTCCAGTTAAATCTTGAGCATTACCAGTCGTATCTGTGGCTTGCGAACTTATGAAAGGTACCGCTACACCGTTACCTTGTTCGTCAATTGTATAGATTGAAAAATTATTATTCAAATGTAACGCATAAGATGAATTACCACTTATTTCAGTCAAAGTAGATGTTGGTAGTCTATCAGACCTAAAAACTAATCTGTTGTTGTTTGTGATAGTAACATTTGATGGGGACTGTAAATGGTATGCTGGTGATAGAACTCTCGCTTCCACACCTGAATTAGCATAAGCGTATACGGTTCCACCTGAAACTGTTGATGTAATGAATGTTCCACCTTCAATTAATCCTTGTGGAGTACTTGTCGTAGCACTAAGATAGAATTGGAAAGCAATTCTATTATTACCATTAGGGAAGTCATCGTTAGCTCCGGTATTATTTGTAAAATTCCCTAAACCATAAATGTCGGTATTGAAGGCTTTGAAATTAATTTGACTCTTATCGGTCGAACTATAATAATGAATTGAGTTGTTTGTAAATGCCGTAAATAAAGTACTATCAACTGTAAATCCAAAAGGTTCGTGATAAAGAGATGTGTTTGTATTACCTGTGACGTTATGAGTTTGAGGTGTCTTATATGTCGAATACCAGTTATACGATAATGGACTGGTTGTTGGTCCTGTGTTTGGTTGAATTGGTACATTCAAATAATAAGTACCTTCAACTATTGGTCCTGAACCAAAAGAATATCCAAATAATTTTGATAAATCGTATCTAATGTTTTGTTTTTGAGTATACGGGTCAACACCTCTATTTAATATGATAATTTGCATATTTTCATGTAAATCCAAATAATCGATTGGGTACACTCCTTGTGTTTGAAAAACACCAGCAACACCGAAGGTAAAATCTTGTGTTTTTTTGAATAGGTATTTATTTAATAATCCAAGTGTCGGGTGTGTTGAAGCCGAAAGTTGTGTTGTTGTTGCACCTGTAATTACTTGGAAGTATTCGACACCCGCCTTAAATTTATACTCTTTACCGTTTTCTGTTATATTAAGTTTAAGTGTTCCTGTTTGAATATTACCATTAGGATTTATCCAAGAAAATTGTTTATTAACTAAATTGGTACTATTAAATGGTGTTGCACCAGTAATATTATTTGTGTTAAATTGATTTGCGTTTGTTAAACCCGTTATATTAGGGTCATTAATAGTAGTTATATCGGTAAACGACAACAATTGTCCCGGTACTATAGGTGTATTAGGGTCAACTAAAAGAATAACAACACTATCATCAAAAGTTGTTGATGGGTCAATCGCGTTTGTACTTGGGTTAGTATTTCTTACTGTTGTTTTGATATAGTTTTCACCGGCAAAATATCTACTTCTTAAATTCGCTAAGTTCAATGATTGAGCTAACTGAACGTCTCTACCCATAACAGGTGAAGCACCTAAAGGGTATTGTGTTACAGGGACTTTGTTTAAATAATTTAAGTTATTATTTGTACTTGGGTTCTGATAACCCGCAAAAATCTGTCTTGTCCCTTCTAAAAATGATGCAGATGATGGGTCGTTAGGGTTGGTTACGGAACCTATATATGCTTCGTAAGAACTAATAGAATTTAAATCCGCCAAAATACTATTATTAACAGATGAGATTGTACTATCTATACTTTGTACAGTTGTGTTTGGTGTTTGTGGTAAAGCCGTGTCTTCACATGGGCAAGCCTCACAATCAGGATAAGACATCATAGGTAATGATATCCTTTTGAATGGATTTTCGCTGGATAATGGTGTTATTGTTGTTTTTTTACAATCTTCTTCGTCTAATTTTTTAGATAAAAATGCTACTACGAGACATATCCCATATATTAAAGTGTTAACTACCCATAGTATCAAATTGATAATCGCCCTAATAATTGGATATATAACCGCCAATACGTGTAGTATTATAATTAGACTTCCAAAAGTTGGTGTTAATATAGTAATTAAAAGATTCATTATAAAAACTAAGAAATCAAAATTCCTTACACCGTCATTCACTGGAAATTTATTTACATTACTTGTACAAGTTCTATCCGTTATATCTTTTATTCCTAAATGTCTTAGTCTATTTGTTCCCCACTTCCATCTGTCTAAAAAATGTGATATAGTATATACTTTGTTATAGTTAAACTCATAAAACCTATCTTCACAATTTATAGCTTCTTGAATCATTTGAGCACCTGTAGTTGTTGTTGGGTCTCCGTACTCATTCCAATCTAAACTAAACGCGTAAGAGTATAGCTGTGCGTCTAAATCGGTGGGGTTGTTTATATTAGAAGAAGACCATCCCCACTCTTTTACATTAGGAACTAAAAAGTCACCCCTCATAATGTTATTTTCCATACCAGATTCATTCTGATATTGGATTCTGAATCTATACTTACCTTTTGTTGGAATACCCACCGCAGGGTCATTAGATAAAACTTGTTCACCAAATTCATTAGTGGTCACATAATCTAAATTCATAGGTACCTCAACCAACCATGTACCATTATCGTCAATTACTTTACCCCCATCAGGTAAAACATATTGTTCTAGTATCGGTCTACCGTCACTATCGTATCCAATAGTTTGTCTTACTGCTAATATAGTTCCAGGGGCCGTTACTAAATCACAAAGATTTCCTGTTTCTTTTTTTGGTTTACATCTGTTATCTAAAAAATCTTCATCAGAGGATGAAAATATAGAACCCATGAATATTGCGTGTGGTTTTATATCAATACCAAAATCCCTTAAGTCAAAATCGGCTCTTGTTATACCAATATTACATATTTCATTTTCACCCCAAAATGATGTAACTTCAATATCTTGTCTGATGTTTACTAATTGTGGTAAAGAACTTAAGTCTGAAGATGATTTGAATTGGTCTCCGTTAAATTGTTCTGATGTAGCAAGACCTGACCTAATTAAATCGGCAGGTCTCAAAGAAAAACAACCGATGTTTGATAAATCTAAATCTAAAACTAAAGACTGAATACCTAGTGGTGCTCCAACAATCATAAAGTCTCCACTTTCATTTGTTTTTACCGTGTACTTATAATACTTCTCATAAACCTCTAAAACTTCAGTTCTTGTTAATACATCATTTCTATCCGGAAAAGTACCAGTTGGGACGTGTCCGTCATATTCTTTAACGTAAGGTAATAGATTGTATCTGTATCCGTCTTCGTTTTTTTGGTCAGCATTTCTATAGGGATATAAAGTGGATATAACTGGGTCGTTCTCATCAATAGCATCGAGAGGAACAAAAATTGATACGTTTGCATTTGGTACACCGTATCCACCATTTACTATGACACGTCCTGTGACCACACCATAGTCGGCACAAAATCTTGTATAAACATCTTCTTGTCTTAATTTTAAGGATAAGATTTCCAAAAAGTCAAAATCTTGGTTAATATTGACTCTTATATTTTTGTCCGTTCCTGGTGCTGTTCGTATCCTATAGCTTTTGGTCATTTGTCTTTTAGAAATAAATAGTTATTTTACCCATTTTCAAAAAAATAGGTTAGACCTTCAGGAAATAAATAATCTTATGAGAAATCTACAGTAGATAGATTTTTTACAAACACCTTAATGTCTTTATTATCGAACCTTATTTGATAAACTTGTGTCGGTTCAGCATAGATTGTATCATCTATAAGTTCTATCTGTCTTGTTGATTTATTTATATATCTTTGTGAAGTTTCAGAAGTTGAATAAAGTCCTCCTACCAAGTTAAAAACTTTCAAATCAGTTAATGTGAGTACTCCAGCGGTGTTTTGTATTAATCTTCTAACATCAGATACGTTAACGTTTTCACCTAAATCTCTATTTTCAGGTGCCATATAATTTGAAATTTGATTGATTACTTCCGTAATTACTTGTCCGCGATTAACGTTTGATTCTAAGACAATATAAACTTCAAAAGATAAATCTATTACTTTAGCAACATCTATAGAAATATAATCATTTATCATTCGATACTTAGAAAGATATGTTGCCAAATTACTTTTCAAAACATTTGATACGGTTTGAGTCAATTTACCATTTTGGTCGTATGATAAAATCTGAA